AACGCCTATAGACTCTGTAGTAATATGATTCGCGTTACTATGTGCTGCAACAATTACTACATCATGAGTGCCATCGAACTTATCACATTCATCTGACACTACTTCCCAGAAGTCATATGCAGAGAAATAGTCATATACCTTTCTAAGTCTGAGATTAGCCTTCTTTGCATATGGACATCTACTCATGCCATTAGAAGTGGGTTCCTGTAGATGAGCAATCCAATCATCGGTAAAGTCCTCCAAGTTATCAAGAGGGTGCATTAGAAAGAACTCTCCTCTAAACTAGTATCTCCCATAATGAGAGAGTACGACAAACTATCTGTATGATAAGACTTATAGATCCTGCCCCAGATAATATCAAACTCCTCCTCATCTAGATCCTTAAACAAACACTTGTCATCATAGTATATGTGATAGGTCTTTAATTGTTTCAATTTCTTTTTACCAAGGTAAACGATCCATCGTCATTCGGAATCCATTCTAGCGTATCTCCTTCCTTCCAACCAGTCTCTTCGAGAAGTTCATCGGGGAGATTTAGAATACCATCCTCATCAACTGTTAGGGTATACTTCATATTCAATCAAAGGAGATTCCTTCCTCATCAGGGAGATTATGTAGTCTAGTCTCAACCCAGTGCTCCTTGTTATCAATCCTAGCTGCCTCAACATACCTCATGATATGTACATCCACTTGCTTATAGACATCATGCAAGTCAATATCCATCCGAATGTCATGTGCAATCTCTGCTACCTGCTTCTCTGTCAAACAATGATCTGGATGAAGAAGATCACAACAGGGGATACGCTTCTCAATTAACTGATTAATGTTAATGCGAATTTCGTAATCGTTGTATACGGCCATAGTATATGTGTTGTACTCCTATAGTATAACATGACCTCTGCCAGTAGTCAACCTATGAGGGCATTTTTATATACTGGAATTTTTTTAAATACGAATAATATATAGCTCTCGATTCTGGCTCGTTGTAGGTTAGGGACTTATCGGTTTTTATAACCCGCTAATAATATAAAGAAAACCCTGGCATATCCGCCAGCAGCAGGGGGTCTCCCCCTTAGACTGCCTTTGCTGCTTTGTTACCTGTGCCGATGCTCGCAGCGTGTGTTGCCATTCCAGCGTGCATGAAACTGCCTTTGGGTGCTGCATTGCTCCAAGCACGCCTAGCGGCAGTGGCACCAGCGTTAGAGCGCTTGAGCACTGTATAGGTGATTACTCTGCCAGTGCTGGTCTTTAAGCGTGTCTGCTGTTTGATGTTGTTTGCCATGTGTGCTTGTTTGTTGTTGGTCCTATTGTACATTAAAAAAGGGAGCATATCTGCCCCCTGTGTGCCAGTGTCTTAAGCGACTGCCAGTGATACTCCGTTAACGAAATCGGATGTAGCACCAGCACTAGTCACGAACCAGGACCAGTTCTTTTGAAAGACGCCATTCTGTCTGCCATCTGTGAACTCATTGATCAGAGCGTTTAAGCGTGATTTGGTTGTATTAGACTGCCAACCGCCATCGAAGAGGACCAGAGCATCGTTAGTGATAGTGGCGATATGATTGCCATGTAGTTTAACTACTGCCTCCATTTGATTTGTATCAGAGTTGAAAGCATTCTCTACAGTAGTATTAGAAGAGCGGAAGTCCTGGCGTGAACGGATTGCAGTGTTCATTTGAGTTTCGATCTTACGCATGATTGTTTGTTTGTTTGTTATGTACTTATTATAATAGCATGGCGGGTCGCTGTCAGCCAGCTCTGTGCCAGTTCTTCTAGTGGCACACTGAGCGCTTCTGCTTGGTTGACATTCTCTGGCAGTGCCCTATAATGGACCTATAAGAGATTCGGGGTAGGATCTATAAACTATTCGACACTGGTGCTGCTCCGCATTAATTGTTACAGCGTGTTACGGAATACCTATGGCACACTTGACGGGCCTTGTCTACCCTTATGTTGAGCAATGTGTCTTATGTGTGGTTATGAGGATTCGGGGCATTCTCGGTTGACTTATGAGCGTTTCCGTGTTATAATGCCCGCTTAGATGTCTATAAGATTCACCCTTATTTCGCTTTACTTAGTGATCTCTATACAAAACAGAAGTATATTTAATTAACCTTTTTTAATGATTCTCAAATGATACTTAAAAGAGACAATTAGACCCACTAAGTGTAGCAAACTCTCTCCTTATAGTTCATCATTTAGTTCATATATCTTTCTCTGAATTTGCTTTAGTTTAGCATAGATACTTCCCTGTCTATTTGCTACTGGTAGAGCATTGTAATTAGCAAGACTTTCTAATACTAACAACTTGATAAGTGCCATTTCCTCATTATCAAATAGAGGGGCACTTAGCATGAGGTTCGCTTCTTTAAGGGTCATACGATTCAACCTCGATTTCGATAGCATAGTCTGGGTAAGTTGTCTCTTCTACATTATCATTACTATCCGCTAATCTCTGTAGAAATGCTTCACTTGATTCCCTTACAGTTTCTTCGATTGTTATTACTTTATCCATCTAGACTGCCTCCTTAGTGTTATACTTACTAATGGCAATTTGTCCCAGATTCTCAACATATAGAGTCTTAACTCTCTCTCCATTCTTATCATTCAACTCTAGTAGTTTGTTCCAGTTCCAGTTACTTGGCGAAACACAGTTTGCTTCACTTACTGTAAAGTCTAATGTAACACGATAGCGAGTTACTGATTGTGATTGAGAGTCCATAAGAATGAGAGTGGTGGATTACATTTAATTCTACCAGATATTGCACTAATTGTCAACCAGTGGACGATATTTCCTCTACTACATTGTTATTTAGTGGGGAAACATTGACGATGATTGTGATTACTTAAGCACGCTTATATAAAAAAATTCGGGCGTTCGCCTCTAAGGGACTAGGAACTATGTAATACTAATAAAGACGAATTACTCTTATTAGTTTACAACTAGTGGTCTTACTAAGTGATTAACAAACAACTCACTTATGCCACTAAGTATAGCGATTAAAGACGATTAATCACTCATTAGAACTGTCATTCACCTCTTTTTCTTTTTGGACTGTTTAACCATTTTGTTAAACTTCTTTGATTGACTGGGTGACATACCACAAAAATAGTTCAGTAGATTGCCTTCATACTGGTCAGCAATGTTTGAAAGTTCGTTATCCATCATTGTGCTAAACTCTCAAAACGCTTCATCGCAAGTTTAATTGCTTCCTCATCGATTTGATCAATAGTGACGATTTGTCCTTTATAACGATAAAAGTTTTCAATTTCTTCTAGTGACTCCTCATAAAGTGTTTCAAGTAATTCATCATTAACAGCGCAACTCATTTAATTTTCCTCATAGATAGGGGCGAACAATTGATAGTAAAGGTCATTCATGAGACCAAATTCAAACGAAGTGGAAGCGTGCTCCTCATCAACACCTTCCCAACACTTCATAATTTCAGTGTAAGTATCTTCCATTATAGACACTCACTAGGTGCGAAACCGATAGAAGCGATAGCATTATCAAGCGCAACTCTATCAAGATCGGGATCATCAAAATCAACGCCTGCAGCGTGATCTACACCCCACTCGAGCACCTCATCACAAAAATCTGAGAAATCTTTGCATACCCAAGCAACATTTTCAAAGTTTTCTACTTCTTTGATTCTGTTAATTAATCTGTCTGTTTTAGTCATGTTTGTTTGTTTGTTTGTTATACTATTATTATAGGGCATTGAGATTGAATATCAACCCCACTTGTGCCAGTTTGATTAGTGGCACACTATCGGTTGACTTTCTCCAAGTCACTTAGATAGCATTCCACTGTATGAAACTCATAGTCATTAATGTAAGTTTTAATAACAGCGTAGTCTCTACTTCTATCAATAAAGACTACATCACCCTCTAGATCATCATGTACTAGTGATTTAACACTAGTGCCTAGTTTGATGTTTGCTGTTACATCTTGACCAATTTTAAGAACATCTTTTTTACATAGTTCTTTGTATTCTTTAATTGTCATTATAGTTGATTCTCCCATACTGTTGATTTAAAACGTCTCACTGCTTTGTCTAACAGTTTAATATCACCATCGCAGATATCAGCGGCAGATTCATCCTCTACATGAGAGAATGAATTGTTGATATCACCTATCAGGGTGAGTAATGCTTCGTAATTAGTCATAGTTGTTTGTTTGTTATACTACTATTATAGTCGATCGGACTAGAATTTAGTCCTTGATTGTGCCACTTTAGCGATTGTCCTACTATTCATAAACTGAGCAGGTCTCTTTGTATTACAAGTAACAGCATAATTCATATCAAGTAAAATATCAATTTCCTCCGCCATATTAAACACGTTGATTGCTTCATTTTCGACTGTCTTACCTTTATAGGTAACCACCTTCAATCTAGTAAGGTTACTAACTTTATTTTGTCCATCTTTGACTTCATAATAGTCAACAACTGTGTTTAGGTTATCAGATTGAAATTGCATAATGTTCTTTGTTTGTTATACTATCATTATAGGGCACTGATATGCAATAACAACACTTAGTGTCT